CGGGGCCCCGGTCGTGCTGATGGGCCCCCGGCTCCCGAAGATACAATCCGGCCGGTAGTTCGTCCCCCCGAACCAAAGCCTTCCTTCATAGAAAGCGACCGCAACCGGGTTCTCCGCCGCCGCCACCGCCGACCCACCGCTGGTGTACGCGCCATAGCCTGAGGAGTCGATCATCACCCGCGCGACCGTCTCCAGCCAGTAGACGCTGATCGGAGGGCACGGGGGCGGGTAGTAGTTCTGCGTATTGTTTCCGGTCCCCGCCGCCCCGCTTCCCCCCGGGTAGGTGCAGTTGATAGTCCCGGCGACGACGCGGTAGTTGTTCCCGTTGAGATTCGTCATCCCGACGACACCCGTGATGTTGTAGATCGAGCCCTTTGTCGGGACGCCAGCCGTAAACGTGATAACGGTGCGCCCGGTCGGAACCACATACCCCGCCTGCACCGTCGCCCCCGGCTTGTAGACCTTCTTGAGCGTGAGCGTGGCCCCGGCTGGGGCGAAGGGGTCATTGGTTCGCGCATACGGGCCCACCGAGAACACGTTGGTCCCGATCAACTGGAGTTTCTGCGGGGCCTGCGAAGGGCAGGAGAGATACGCATACCCGTCCGTCGCCGCCACCTGGATCGTCGAAAGTTCGTCCGCGTTGTAGACCGTGGCGAGTTCGTAGATGACACCCACCGTCCCGCCGCTTGAATACGCCGTGAATCCGGTCGTACTGATAGGTTGCCCGGTGACTGGATCGTTGATGGTGAAGGTGTTGCCGGAGAGGTTGGCGACGACGACCTGCCGGTTGTTCAACTCCACCATCCCCGCGATACCGTTCAAAACGAGTTCGGACCCGTTCGCGATCCCGGTGGCCGACGCCACCGTCACGACCCCGTTCGCGATCCCGGTGATCGTCGTGGACTCCGAAAAGATGAGGTCCTGCGAAACCATGTCGTAGAACCGCATGAACCCAGGCGTGATTTCGACCACATAGTTGAGGAGATCGTTGATGGAGAACTGGAACATGCGCGCGGGCTGGCCCTGGCGCGTCTGCCGGCGGTAGACGAACCCAGGTCGGAACCGCGCGGGCCCTTGCAGGTCGGCGATGAAGTTGAGCATCTTCTTCGCCGACATCTGATACCAGGGTTGGTCGAAGCGCCCCCGGGAACGGGGAGAAGTCTCGCCGCCTGAGAAATTCAGGACGATGGCGTTGCCGGAGGCCATGCGGTTACGGGCCCCAGCCGCCGATGACGGTGTTGTTGCGGAAGATCCCGCCGGACCTGCGCACGTCTCTTATCCTTGACCTTTGAACACGCCGCGGGGGTTTCTCCTGACCAGCCACCGCCGCTGCCGCCATGTCCACGTCCAAGAGTTCCGCCAAGAGGCGTTCCGAAGGCTCCTTGGTCGTGATCTTCTTGCAGATGTTCACCGCGAGTTGGAGCCATAGGACCTTCACAAAGAGGGGGTCGAACGACTGGACGAGCTTCACGTCGTAGACGTAGTTGACCTGGAGCCCGGTGGACGCCTGCGGAGTCCCCGGGGGGACATAGGTCGGGGTCGCGGTGCCGCCGCTGGTATACGCGCTCCACGCCGCCGAGTCGAAGTTCTGCCCGCCCGCGGTCTGCAAGAAGTAGACGGCCCCCGCGTTCCCGAGCGTCCCGGCCACGATCTGATATTGGTTCCCGTTGGCCTGAACCGCCCCGCCGACGGACCCCAGCGTATAGACCGCCCCCGGGATAGGCGTACTCCCCGAGGGGACGATGACCGTGGACCCGGCCGGGACAACCACGCCGGCGAGCGTGTCACCACTCCTATAAATCGCTGAAATGCCGAGGACGGGTGCCGGGACCGCGACCCCGGTCCCCTGGTCCGTCAAATCGTCGCAATAAAGGAAGCCCTGGTTGAAATCGAAGAATTGCGTAGGGATGGCCCCACCGTACAAAATCCTATCCCCGATGGTCAGAAGCCGGATGAAGTCGTTGGGGAGCGCGTAGCCGTTGGTGAACTCCGGGTGGGTCGGGGCGTTGGCGCTGGTGGTCAGGCGAACGGACTTCCGGGCGAAATTGAAAATGTACTTGCGGAGCATCTCGCGGCGCGTGGAGTCGTACCACCGCGCCATGACGAATTCCATCGCGTCCTGGGGGGCGTTGATGGACGAGAGGGGATGATGCCCGAGGCGGTCCAGGGCGAGATTGCAGACGTCAACGGCCGAAATGGCTTGTGGCAATCTCCCTCCTGGTCCCGCGCCTGCTTAAAACCGGACTCTCGGCCCCGCCCCCAACGCCGATGTGGGGACGGGGCGAGAGCCTGTACGCTGCCGACGGTCCTTAGCCCTGAATCCAACGTCCGCGAAGGACGAGGTTTCCGGCCGCGGCACCCGCGGTGTTCAAGCGGACCCCGATGGCGTAGGAGTCCTCTTTCCACTTCGGGTCGGTGAACCCGAGGAGTTCCCACACCTTGAGCCTGTAGTTCAAGAGCCCGTTGGTGGTCGCGCCCAGGGTCGTCACCGTCTCGGTGGCGATATAAGACAGGGCGTTGTACTCCGACCCCTGCGCGTACCCGCTGGCGGCGTTGAGCGCCGAGACGAAGATGGCGCCCGCGTCGACCGGGGTCGAGTTCGGCAAGCCCGACACGGAAGCCCCGGCGTAATACGCCGCCGCCGTCTGGCTCGCGCCACCCAGGTTCGACAGCCCTGGGTCGATCTTGAACAAGCCGATGTCCACGCTGGACATTCCAGTCAAGGCGTCGTTGTTCAAGAGCAGCGACGTGATGAGCGCGTCGCTCGGGATTTCGGCCACGAAGTAGATCGTGCCGTCCGCGTCCGTGGTCTTCTTGGTCCACGACTGCACGAACCCGCGCTCCAGGCCCCCGGCGCAAAGCCCGGGCTGGCCCCGCTTCTGCGGGGTCGCTGCGACGTTCGCGTCCACCCATCCGATGAAAGCCGTCATGTCTTCCTCCTTGCTTCTCTTACGTCATCCTCCGTCCTCCCTCGCGCCCGACCATGTAGGCCGAGCGCGAGGGTAAGGCCCTCACGCCCTCCTCCTTGTTAGGAGGCGGTGGTGTTGACCTTCTGGACGAGGACGCCTTCCGTGCGCACCGCGCCGAGGTCGAAGACGATCTGGACTTGCGTGACCTCGATGAGGTCGGGCCGGGGCTCGACCTTCAAGGCGAACTCCTTGCTCATCCCGACGCAGATGCCGCGGGTGCTCATCGCGAAGCAGGCGCGCACCGAGGAAGCCACCGAGAGAACCGGCTTGGGCGCGTTGGCCGCGAAGGGGATCAGCTTGATCCCGGCCGCTTCCGCCATGCGGCCCTTGTCCACGACGTAGTGCTGGGAGTAGAGATCGTTGATGAGCTCGACTTCCTGCATCAACGAGGTGTACTCGTTGCCGCAGACGCCCATGACGATCGTTTCAGGGATGTCGTTTCCGACATCGTTGTCCATGAAGTTCTTGTTGATCTCGATGAGCTTGGCGTAGGTCAAGCCCGAGGTGGCGGTGACGGTGGTCACGCCGTCGTCCGCGGCCGTGACCTGGGTTCCCATGGTCCGCCCCGTGTAGACGGTGGCGAACTCCGCCGACGTCACCACGCGGTCGAACACGCGGGCCATGGCGCGAACGCAAGCCTTCGCGTACTCTCCCTGGGGGTTCTCCAGCATGCCGCGGACGTCCGCGGCGTCGATGGGCAGGGTCAGGACGAACCGCTGCCGCGCGATCTGGCGCCGGAGATGGTTGATGTCGGAGAACTGCACCGGCTGTTGCCGGCCGACCACCGGGGACGCCTCGACCGGGCCGAGGCCGTCGTAGGCGTATGTCTCACCCGTCATCGGGCGGACTTCCACGTAGGGGCGCAGGCGGGACTCCATCTGCTGCGCAAGCACGTGGACGTGATTGCTGAACTGGATGATAAGAGCGTTGTCGATCTTGTCGTTCGCCATGGGGTAAGTCCTCTCTAAAGTGCGGATTTAGCGAGTGACCGTATCCCCAGGCGGGCGGGGGTCCTCTCCGGTTTCCGTGGCGGACACGCGAAGGGGGCGCGATGCGCGCCCGTATCTTCTGCCGAAAATGTAACAGAAAAGTAAACGGCTGTCAATAGCCCTTTACGTTCCTTGCAACGCCGCGATCTCCTGACAGAGACGTTTGACCTCCGCGTTCGTCTCCGCGTGCTTCGGGTTCTGCCAGTCCGCGAAAGACTTGTCGGCCATCAAAGTCCGTACCCGTTCGTTGAGCGCACCGACGGTTTTCTCGCCGCCGCCCTCTCCGCCGGCCGGGGCCTTGCCGTCGAGGTCGCCCTTCGGGATGTACTTCTCCATGATCGCGTTGACCACCCCGGTCATCAAAACCATGTTCGGGTCGTCCATCTTGTCCAGGTGCGCCTTGAGCGCGGCGGGGGCGTTCTCCCGGATGGCCTTCATCGCCCGTTCGAGGATGGGCTTGTTCTGGTCGCCCAGCGCGGACTTGACGAGCGTGTCAAACTCCTGGGCCTTCTTGGCGTTCACGGCTTGCGCGTCCTTGTCCCGGGCCTGCCCGAACTCGCTCATCTTAGCGAGGAATCGCGCGGCCTGGCGCTTGTTGATGTTCCCATCGTGGAAGGCTTCTCTGACGGCCTTCAAGAATTGGAGGTCCGGCTTGGCACCCTGGGGAAGCGGTATCTCGTAGTCGTCGGGCTTATCGGGGCGGAACTGGCTGAAATGCTTGTCGAGGTCCGCGTCCGCGGCGTCGCGCGCCGGGACCGCCGGGCGTTTGCCGATGAGCGTTTCCGCGCCGTCGAGCTTCTTGAGCAATTCGGGAAGGACTTCCATGGCGTCCTTTTCGAGATACGGCTTCAAGTACTCCCGGCCCCGCAGTTCTTCCGATGCGACTTCTGATAGCTTAGGCATCCTTTTTCTCCTCCCCCGTGACCACTCCAAATTCCGCCACCTGCTCCGTCCGCGCCAAAATCTCCGGCGAGGCCAGCTTGCGCAACTCGATGTAGACGAGCCGTTGCGCTTCCTTGCACGACGTCGACATCTCGGAGATGTCGTTGTCCGTCTTCCGGGTCAGGCTGGTCTTATTATAGCCACATACTCGGAATAGGAACCCCCACATCACTTGGCCCGCCTCCGTCTTCAAAACCACGTCGACGGACTGGCGCAACCGCGCGGCTTCGCGCCTTGCGGCTTCCTGTGCGTCCTTCATCAACTCGTCGTGCGCGGCCTTTTCCTTTTCGTGCTCGGACGGCAACTGCTTTCCCCCGTAGCTTTTCATATGCCATCTCCCCCCTTTTACCGTCCCCCACCTGAAACCGCCGCCGGCGGCACCGCCGGGGTCGTCCCCAAAGCCGACCGGGCCTGCGCGCTCTTGAGTCCGATATTCGCGCCTTGTTCCGCCTGGTCGAGTTGCTGTTGCTGTTGCCGGACCTGAGCCTTCGTGGCCCGGAACTTCTTGAGCGCGTCCATCGTGCGGATGACCTCGATGGGCGCTCCGGTGCGCTCAAACACCTTTCGGATAACGTCATCGGTGTCCACGACGTCCAGGCTGTCCGGGATGACCGGGGCCAGCGCGAGTGACGTGTCCAGCGCGGTCAACAGGCCGCGCAGTTCTTCCGCCTGTTGGAACCGCTTGGCGGGCGAAATGTACTCGACCTCGAAAACGTTGAGCCCCGCCTGGAACGCCTGAACGACCGCTGCCGGGACCTCGACGCGCTCCGCGCCCGAAATGGCGTCCCACTTGCGCCGGAGCCGCGCCCCAGGGCCGTCGTTGACGATGCCGAAGTACCCTCGGCGAAACAAAATATTAAAGCTGCGTTCGACGAACGGGGTGAAGACCTCCTTCTCCTGGCGGGAGAACAAGCCCCCGACAGACTCGCCGCGAATCTTGTCGCGAACGGACGTCTCGTAAGCCGTCATCTGCGTCTGGTTGTTCAGGTCGAGGAGGCGGTCCAAGAAGAACGCTTGCGCGATCTTGGCCGCAAATTGCTTCTGCTGCTCAAGGGCCTGCTGAAACTCCCCGATGGTCTGCAACTGAAACACCGGCTTTTCATTCGTCTGCCGGCCTGACATATTGAAAACACTGATGGCCCCGGCGGACGAATCGACAACGCCGCCGCCAAGCCGCCCGTCATCCAGTACCCCGAGGGGCGGGTCGAGCGATTTCTCGGTCGCGACCAAGACGCCTTCCGTCAAAGCGTTAAGGGATTGAGCGTCGGGGAGCGCCAGCATACCGCAGGACCGCCCCAGGGCTTCGTCCAACTGCTTGAACAGCCGGCCGACCGCGACGGGCATCTCCTCCTCACCGTCCACCCGCAGGCGGGCGCCTTCGTTCAAAGCGATATGCACGACCCGTACCGGCATCCCGTAGATACCCGCGAGACGTTCCCCGCGCGCGTTCTTCTCGGGCTCCGCCGGCTCGATGACCACCAGAACGTCGACCGGCTCCTCCGCCGCAGAACCGCCTTGCTTGGCCTTCTCCGCGATCCGGGCCGGGATGTAATCTCCTTTCTTGCTGTACTCCTTGACAAGCTGGCGGACCTTGAGGGGGCGGACGTAGTAGACCTCATCCACGTAGCCCTGCTTCGTCTCCGCGATGCACATGTTCTTGACGCCCCAGGCGTCATAGACCAACGGGAGTTCTTCGTCGTTGTCCGAGTTGTCCTCGGTGTGGACGCCCGCGGTCCCGAAGATCCCGGTGTCCAAGAAATGCTCATGGAGCGCCATGGCGAGCCCGGCCCGGTCCTTGTCCATGTATTCGTGCATGACCCCGGTGGCCCACCGGAAGAACTCCTCCACGCCCGGGAGCTTGCGCAGCCGCTTGACCGGCCGCAGTCGAAACGACTTCGCGGCGTTGGGCCACATAAGGGAGAGGAAAAGGGACGCGAACAAATACGCTGAAAATTGACCCGTGTTGTCGAAGACGTCGGCCTGGAGGAACTGCCCCGGGATGATGACCCGGGTGAAATCCATCTTGCGCGTGAGGAGAATCTCCGCGAGGGCTTGGTAGAGGATGAGCCACGGGTGCTTCTCGGCTTCGAGTTCGTGGAAGCGCCCGACGTACTCCTGGGTCGTTTTCAGCGCGGACGGTTTCATATTTCTCCTCCCATCCCCGTCACGGACCCCCGGCCCGCGCCCTGCGTCTTCCCCCCTCCGCCGCCCCCGTACCCCAACCCGCTAAGGATCGAGTGCGCGGGGATGTTCCCGAACCCAAACGTCTGCCCGCTGCCGGCTTCCGTCGCGGCCTCTGCCGCCCGCGCCGCCTGTTCTTGTTTCAACTCATCGGCCTGCTGGTTCTCCAGCTTCTTCGCCGCGTCGGCCGCGTCGGATTGAGCCATGTAACTCATTACGCCCGTCGACACCGCCGCCGACGCCGTGACCGCAGACGTGATCGCGACAACCGTTGCGGTTTCTAAACCCATACGCGACCCTCCACCCCGGCTCGAACGGCCGGGTCGAACCCCGCGAAGCCAAGATGCCGGAAATAGGACCCCAACTTGAACGGCGGGGCCTCAAACGCCTGGACCCCTGGGAACGCTTCCCGGGCGCGTTGCGTCTCCGCGCGGATACCGCGCCAGAACTCCTTGGCATACCGCCGAGCGCGGGCGGACGGGAAAAGAAAAATCTCCGGTTGCGGAACGCACCCGAGCCCGCCTACAAAAAGCACGGTGCCGTCCGCCGCCTTACAGGTCGTCGCGCGACCAACCCCAAATAACCAAGTGAACGCCGCCCGCGCGGCGTCAAGGACCTTCCGGTGTTCGGGTATCAACTCGATCTCGTCCAGATGCTTCATCTCGAAAGGAACTATCACCCGAGCGCCCGCTTGCGCGCCAACGACCGAAGACCGGAACGTGAGGGCTTCACGCCGCCCATTGTATCAGATGAATCAGGTTTACGCCAGTTATTTCCGCGCTCATCCTGCGCGGGGCCGCGGACTTCAAAGGCGAACGTGAGCCCGCAGGCGTCCGCGATATCGGTGGAGCAACCCAGGGCCTTGATGATTTCTTCCTTGGGCGCCATCTGCTTGAGGTTGTTTGCCGTCAGGCGGTGCATGGGGAGCGAGGCGAGGTCCGCCGCGATCTCGTCGCCGCCGCAGACCCAGGAGTCCTCCGTCAGCTTCTCCTCCCCCCCATTTGGTATTGACACGCCCCCGGCGTTCACCCACTCGGCCAACGACAAAAGCATTTCTGACCTTTTGTTGACATACTTGTCCGGGTTCTCCGGTCGCTGGTTGAACCAGACCCCGATGACCTTCCGTTTGTAGCCCAGGCTGTGAAGGCTCTCGACGTCGGCCTCGCCGTAGCCGTTATCGTAGAAAAGCATGTCCAGCTTTTCGTCCCTTATTATTTTCGCCGCGACTTCAACCCTTTCTGGGTGGGTGAGGCCCTGGAACCGCAGGACCTTTTCGAGCACCTTCCCTTGGCGTACGGCAAAAACGGTACGGTCAGACTTCTTGCCTTTGCCTGCGGGGTCGCAGGCCCCGATGCGCGCGGCGAAGGAGTCGAGGGGGATGAGGTTGTCGGAAAGCTGCGCCCGCTTGATGGCGCTGGCGCTGATCTCCCCGATGGCCGTCGCCATGAACGCTTCGTTGGGGTCCGACGGATAAACCGCCCGGAACTTCGCCGAACCCACTTCCTTGTTCATGGGGGAGAACTCGACGACCTTCCCTCTCCGCCACATGATCTTCCGCCGGGCTTGCGCGAGTGTGATCGCGGAAGACGCGAACGGGAAGGGTTTGGCCTGCATCTGACGGACCAGGAGGTCTTCCTCCTCGGTCAACTCGGACCCGTCATCATCGCGCTCGTAGTCGAGCTCCCAATACCAGGGGATGAAAACCAGGATGTAGTCGCCGATGCCCTTGATCGCGGCCCGGCATTTCTCCGCGAACATCCCGGTCGGCCCGTTCCCGGTTGACTCTAAAATTATCTCGGTGCCCTCGGCCAAACGGATAGACTCCAAGGCGCTCTCTTGGATGGCGTAGGCGTTCGGCCAGAACGCCGCCTCGCTGCCGTGGAACAACTGCGCGGTGCCGCCTCGACCCGCGTCTTCGTTGCGCGCGGTCGCCGCGGAGTAGTCGGCCCCGAGGCCCGGGAACGTCATTTCGTGGGGGTTGTCCTTCCCGAGCTGGGGGCGCAGGACTGGGTGCATGTTCTCGTAATACCGCCGGACCATGGTGAACAACTTGTCCGTCGTCTTGGATTCATGGGACAGGATGAAGACCGAAAGCCCGCGAGAGCGCACGATCCGGTGGAAGTACCGGGCGTTGATGTACGTCGACATTCCTTGCTGCCGGCCCTTGATGACCAAGGCGCGGACCCAGCCTTTCGTGCGGCGTTGCTCTTCCATCTTGGCGTGGGCGTACTTCTGCGCCGTGTTCAGATGGAAAGGAATGAAGTGCCCCTGGTCGTCCTTGATGACGAGGGGCGCGCGCTCGGCGAAGAACTGGAAATCGGTGGTGAGCCGGGTGTCGACCCCAGCGAGAATCGGGTCCACTAGAAAATTTCTCCCGGCGAAGAAGGAGAAACGCCAATCACCGGACCCGCCTGCGCCTTCAACCACTCCTCGTAATTGACGGTGACGTCCAGCCGCCTCTCCAGGCGCTCGGGCTTGCCGATGATACGGTCCATGATCTTCTCGGCGACCTCGACGTTGCCCGCCCGGGCCGCGGCCTCAATCTCCTTGCGCACCATGACCTCCGCGCAGGTCATCCCATCGTACTTCTCGAACTCGGGGTCCATCGGGTCCTCGACGACGTAGGGCTGGCTCGCGGCGATGAGATAGATGTCCCGGAGGTTCTGCTTGGTGAGCATCGGGACCGCGACGAGCGTAGGAACGCCGTCAATGAACTTAGTGATACGTTGGTAGACAGGCGCCGGAGACGCGGGTCCTATTTCTTTCCCGGGCGCCAAGAAGTTACCCTTTGCATGGTGCCGTAGACGTAGGCGTTCGCCCGGTCGCCGGTCAAGCCTTTCTTCTTGGCTTCCTTCTTCAACTTCTTTTCGAGTTTTTCAGGCATGGGCGGGTCAGAGCCCGGGGTTCATCAACGCGAGTTCGTGCTCCTCGACGCGCATGGCGTGGCGTTCGCGGATCCTTTCCGCCGGGGTCTTCTTCTGGCCGAAGCCGCCCTTGGTGGTCGTCCCGTCAGCCGCAACGACGTCGCCGGTCTTGTTCGTGATGAAGTCGATGATGTCCTCGCGCAGGTGGTCCACGTCCCAATAGTGATCGGGCGAAATGGGGAACCCCTCGACCCGCTGGTCCTCGGCCACGAACTTCTGCAAGGCCTCCAAGGACATGTATTGGAGGGACAAGGGCTCGGCCTCACCGGCCAGCGCCTCGACCTTCGTGATCGTGTGGGTGCGGTAGGTGGTGGCGAGGGGGTCCATCTTGGTCAAAGCCCTGCGGAGCATCCCGCCTCCAGGCCTGGACGCGCCGACGATGATGCCCAGGGCCGACTCTTTCCTTTCGTTGGTCAGCGAAGGAAGGTTGAACCGGAGGGTGTACGGCTTGATGACGTGCCCCTTCGTCTCGACGGACTTGGCGTAATACTCGCCCTCGACGGTGACGACGTAGCCTTTGCCCCCGGCCTTTATCGCGTGCGTCTTGTCCATCTGCTGCGCGATGGGCGCGGGCTTGACCGCGGGCTGGGTCGCGTCAAGCTGTTCTTCCAGCGACGGCGCGGGCGCCTCCATGGGTGTCTCTTTCGATTGAGGCTTCGGCGCTTCGGTCCAAAGGCCGGCGAGTTCCGCGACGAGTTGCGCGTTCTGATCGGACATGTATTCCCTCCCCCTTACGACTACTCCTTACGTCTTACGATTACTCGATGTTCGCGTGGTGCGCGATATGGTGCGTCAGCACGCCCCGGAACGTCTTATCTTTCTCAGCCAGGCGAACCGGAAGCAGATCCCGGAGAACGGTCGCCAACGCGCCCTGCCCGTGCGCGTGATGCGCGGCCGGCGGCAGGTCGAACGACTCCGAGTACGCCACTCGCGCTCGCTCGGCGGCGCCGCCGTTGGGCCCGCGGGTCGGCTGCTTCGAGATGTAGAAACCTTCGACGGTGATCTTGTGCCCTTTGAACATGCCCGAAATATAGCAGACAATGGAAACGGTGTCAAGCGAAAAATTTTATTTTTATTTTTGGCACAAGCGAACGAGTTGTACCTCCCTGGCTTCTGACCGGGGGCATGCGGCCAATTTTCGGGGTGCCACCCCCGAATCAACCCGGCAGGGGTCGCCAGGAGGGCCAAAGCGCAAGCAGGACGCCAAGCCCATGCCACGATCCTAGGGCCCTTGTGGGCCATCCTGGCGCGCGCCAGGGCATGCCCAGCAAGCACAGGCATGGGGGAATAGGTACAGTATATTCGAGAT